ATCGTAATTATTACAATGGCGCTAAGACACACTTAGCTAAATGGAAAAACAGAAATATACCGGAGTGGTTCAATGCCGTATTATGAATTTAAAAATACTGAAACAGATGAGATATTTGAAAAGAAAATGTCTTATACTGATTTAGACGAATATTTGTTGGAGAATCCTACACATATTAGACATCATACAGGCACACCTGTGTTATCTGATGGTTTACGTATGGATACACCAGGTACAGGTAAACCGGATTCAACGTTTGAGAAGTATATTATTAACCGTATGAAAGAGACCATTCCAGGTAACACCATGAGTGGACATAAAACAAAAGGTCCTAGAGAGTGGTAGTATGACAATTTTTTATCATGGCAGTCCAAAGAAGTTAGACACAATAACATCAGTCACCAACGGAGATACTGGTAAACGAGTATACCATGTACCAGGTGATGTCTTTTTGCCATCTATTACTACCGTTTTATCTATTATGAATAGAGATGGTATTGCCAAATGGCGTAAATCTGTAGGTGAAGAAGAGGCTAATAGAATATCACGCCATGCCTCTGGCCGTGGTACCTCCGTTCATTTAATGTGTGAAAAGTATCTACAAAATGATACTCATGATGGTATGCCAGACGCAAAAAGTATGTTTAATACCATTAAACCGCTCTTAAATAGCATAAATAAAATACAATACCAGGAACAAGGACTATATTCTACCAAATTAGGTGTGGCTGGTTCAGTTGATTGTATTGCAGAATATGAAGGTGTTTTATCAGTCATTGACTTTAAAACAGCATCTAAACCAAAAAAGGAAGAGTATATCGAAAACTACTTCTTACAGACAACGGCATATGCCTTGATGTATGAAGAATTAATAGGTACACCAATCAATCAAATAGTTATTCTTATTGCTGTGGATGGAAAAGAGCCACAAGTATTTAAGAAAAACCCAGCAGACTACATTAACAGGTTAGTCGAAGTTATCAATCAATACAAAAAGGAAAATAATTGAAATTATTATATTCATTACTATTAATTATTTCACTTTCAGCTTATGCTGATGTGCCACAAAAACCAAATAGTGTTATGACACCAGGTGCAATCAATGTAGAAGCGAATAAAAATGTTATTTGTATTGTTGGTTATACAGCTGGTGTGGATTCACATGGCAACAAAGTGCGTAATGTTCCTGAATCATTAAAACAATACATCTATGATCAATATAAAATTGACCGTAAATCTGATAGATTTGAAATTGATCACCTTATTTCATTACAATTAGGTGGTTCAAATGATGCTAAAAATTTATGGCCACAGTCATATACAACCCAACCATATAACGCATATATGAAAGATGATTTAGAAAATAAAATGAAAAAAATGATATGTGAAGGTAAAATTTCACAAGAACAAGCACAAAAAGAAATATCATTCGATTGGACTAAAGCATATGAAAGTTATGTGCGTCCATACAAAAAATGAAAACTTTAATGTCATTTTTATTGATTGTCTTGATACTTTTCATCGCATCAATTAAATTACCATTATTGTTTTAAACGGCTTGACATAGTATGATTTTTATACTATAATATATTATGGAAACTTAACAAAGGAGAAATATATGTTAGGAACAATCGTTCTAGTTCTAGTAGGTGTGCTTATTGGTTGGAATACAACACAACCAGCACTAGTAGCATCAACACTAGGTAAACTCACAACTAAAGTGAAATCATTAGTCAAAGGAAAATAAATGAAATATTCAGCATTATTCTTAGCACTATTTGCAACATTATCACAAGCAGGCGAAACAAGGGGTTTTATTACTCTTGAAGGTGAACGTGAAAACATCCACGGCACAGGTAATGATGTAGATAGTTTCAACCTAATCCCTGGTATCAAATCAGGTGACTTTACATATGACTTAAAAGTTCAAGCTCAAAGTAAAGATGACAACAAAACTTCTGCTAATATCGAACCACGTATTAAATACGATCATAAAATCGGTATGACAGACTTCACAGTTTGGGGTCGATTAGGCTTAGGTGAAAAAATCACTAGTGATGGTAACTTCGGTTACTACACAATTGAACCTGGTATTTCATACAACGTAATCAAAGGTGGTAAGTTGTTTGTGTCTGACCGTTATAGAGATTCATTCTCTGATGGCAAAGGCTATACAACAAACACAGTATACGTTGGTGGTAGTTATGATGTTAATAGTTTCGATACTATATCAGCAAAATTCTATCGCAAATATCAAGATACAGAATCAAACGGTATTGAAGTAGCGTATACACGTTGGTTTTAATAAATAAGTAATACACTATAAATCTAGTGCGATCCGAGTATGATGTTGTAATACATCTGCTTAAAACGCATCGGTAGTCACTAGCAGATTGGAGGGTTCTGTAAAACCTCCACCATTACACACACAACACAGGAAAAAATATGATGAGTAATTTATCTCCGTTCGAGATTCGCCTTGAACTTTTAAAAATGGCGAAAGACATGTTATCAGAAGACTTTGCTTCAAAACGTGAATCAATATCAAATGAATGGGCAACCCAAGTTGAAGTAGCTAAACTTAACGGCGGGACTGTTCCAAATCATCCAGGGTTTCCCCCTTATCCATCCGAACAAGACGTTGTTAAGAAAGCTCAAGAGCTCAACGGCTTCGTTTCGAACATAGAAACTAAAACAAGCAAAAAATAATCCCTTTAAAGGAGTAAAATATGCGAAGATTAAACTTCAGCAATATTGTGATCATTTCGGTTACAATTTTTGGAATGTTAGCGTTATTCAATTTTAGTGACATATCAGTAGAAGCACACGAAAGTAAACCAATTAAGGTTTCTTACAAAGATTTATCACCCACAGCCAAGAAACAAGTAGAGTGCTTAGCACAAAACATGTATTACGAGGCAGGTTGGGAACCAGAGAAAGGCCAAATAGCGGTGGCTATGGTAACATTAAACCGTGTAGAAGATGGCCGTTTTGCTAATTCAATATGTGGTGTTGTTAAACAGAAAACACAAAACACATGTCAATTTACTTGGTTTTGTGAAGGTAAGGCCTTGACAAAGATGAACCATTCAGTGTATAATGAAGTTAAAGATTTAGCTGCATATGTGTATGCTAATCAACAAAAGATTAAAGATCCATCAAGAGGTGCTCTATTCTATCATGCAGACTATGTTAATCCTGGTTGGAGAAATATGGTTTACTTGACAAAGATTGGTCGCCATAAATTCTACAATCGTAAGGAGAATGTATAATGAGATTAAATAGTAATATTATAACCATTTTATGTTTATCAGGTCTTTTAGTTATGGTGTTGTTTGCTTTTACAACATACAAAATGAAAGATAGGGAATTGATGTCTAAAAACATTAATGAAGCTATCTCTAAAGGTATCGATCCTTTAACTGTAAGATGTTCCTATGCTTCAGAAACAGATAATATATGTGTAGCATTTGCTAGCATACAACAAAAACAACAAGAGATAACAAATGCCAACAAAAGATGAGATTAGAGATTTTTCGTTATTGATAGAAAAGAAGGCATTAGATTTACGTTGTAGTCACATTGATGCTATACTAGAACATTGTAAGGCCACGGGTTTAGAAGTAGAAGTCGCTTCATCTATGATTTCAGCCAAACTTAAATCAACCATTCGAGATGAAGCGCATAGTCAGAACATGCTTAAAAAGGATGGAGCTAGGTTACCTATTTGATGTATGAGTGAAAATTCTGGTTATGCTGCCTTTTGTTTATATCATGGTTTACATCTACACTTCACTACAAATTACGATTACCAAAAATATAATGGTAAAGTGAATGTTAGTAAAGATGCCTTTCTAAATCGCAGAGACAAATATGTCCACTATGCGATGTCTAGGAAGTATTCTTTGGAAGAGTTAAAAAGCTATTATATAGCCAACCTATTCGTTAAACCTAACGCTTGGATAGGCGATCTTAATACATCTGAAGCAGAAGATGTCTATAAAAAGTGGCAAAAGTTAAATCAAAGCTTGACATATCGCTTGGAACAAGATATAATGTATCTGTTCAATAAGGTTAAATCCCCGAACGATATACTTCTGGTAAAAGACGGTCAAGAACCGATTCTATTAAAAGAGGTTTATTATGGAAACGTGGCATCTGAAACTTTGATCTTATTGAACACCCTATTGAATTTTTATCCTATGTGGCAGAAACAAATTAGTGACGATGTGGTATTTCCAGAGTTTCTCAATAGATGTAAGAAATATGAACCATTTATTGTGTATGATGGTAATAAATTTAAAAGTATAGTTACTAATATAGTGAAGTCACATAAATAAAATATGAGCAGTAAATTCGTAATGGCAACACCGTAGATTTTGTTATGTATAACGTGGACAAAAAAACTAAAACTAAACGTAGAAGGAGTAGAGCAGTATGAGTAATTTCGCAAATCTAAAAAGTTCGTCTAATCTAGACAAACTCACCAAAGCAATCGAGCAATTAAATTCCAACGCAAGCAATCAAGATTCCAATGAGGATAACTTTTGGCGTCCTGAAGTAGACAAAGCAGGTAATGGTTATGCCGTTATTCGTTTTCTACCAGCACCAGCAGTAGATGGTGATGATGGTTTACCTTGGACTAAAATATACACACATGGTTTTCAAGGACCAGGCGGTTGGTATATTGAAAACTCTTTAACAAGTCTTAACAACGGAAAAGATCCTGTATCAGAATACAATTCTGAATTATGGAATTCTGGTATTGAGGCTAACAAAGAGATCGCTCGTAAACAGAAACGCCGTTTAACATATATCTCTAATGTATTGATCGTTGAAGATCCAAAACATCCAGAGAATAATGGCCAAGTTAAGTTGTTTAAGTTCGGTAAGAAAATCTTTGATAAGATTACCGATGCTATGAACCCACCACCAGAGTTTGGTGAAACACCAGTTAATCCATTTGATTTATGGAAAGGTGCTAACTTCAAACTTAAAATTCGTAAAGTAGAAGGCTTTCAAAACTATGACAAATCAGAGTTTGATGCTCCTACAGCACTATATGATGGTGATGATGCTAAACTTGAAGCACTATGGCAATCTGAATATTCATTAAAAGAATTCTTAGATCCTAAAAACTTTAAGTCTTATGATGAATTGAAAGTTCGATTAACAAGAGTGTTAGGTTCACCTGTGTCTGCTAAAACAGCAACAGTTGAAACTGCAACACCAACTATGAATGAACCATCCATTGAACCATCTTTAGATGAAGATGAAGATATGGCTTTGTTTAATTCATTAGCTGAAGAAGTATAAGGAAAACAAAATGGAAATTAAATTAAACTTAACAATTGATGAAGTGAATGCTATCATCTCTACGATGGCTATGTTACCATTCAATCAAGTTCATGGTATTTTAAATAAAGTTCGTGAACAAGCAATTCCTCAAGTTCAAGCTGCTGAAGCGGCTGCTAAGGCAGATGCAAAAAATCTTGATCCAGCACATGATGGCCTAACATCAGATGCTGAGACTGAGGGTGGTGACGCTGCTTAAGAAGTAATAGGCAAAAAGAACCCCGCTTCGGCGGGGTTTTTTGTTTTATACGGTACGGATTACTCCGTATTGACTTCGTAGTAACATAGGCTCATCATTTCTGATGGGTGTGGGTGCAATTGATGCTGAGTTACCACCTTTATTCATAATATTATTAGTTGTATTCATCATAATAGGAGGTGTAACTTGTGGTTGATTTGTCATTGATGTTAGATTTTTATTCTCAGAAACAGAATTATTCATTCTACTAGATAACTCATCAGCTTTTGCTACGGGTGCTAATTTATTAGCTGACGGAGCTAATTTATTAACCGGAGCTAATTTATTAGCAGATTTGGCCATATCTGCATATACTAATTCAGTAGCATAATCTTCTGCCTCATCTTGAGTATCACC